AACCCTTCGAATGCCAGAGGCCTTTTACCCTTCTTGAAACTAACAACTTCGCCAAAGTCTTCACGCTCTGCACCCATTCTTTCACCTACAGCGCCTCGATCCATAGTTGGGGTGTCATCCATTAAGTCTTGTGCATTCTCTTCTGCATCAAATAAACGCATCTTAGATCGGTCAATACCAACAACAAATCTTTTGAGATAGTTAGTATCACCCCATCGATTTTTAAGTTGTTTAACCATAAGTTGCCCAAGACTTTCTAACTCTTCTGTAGAAATTAAACCAATCATAAAGTCTGCTGTTGCAGGTAGACCAAAAGACTCTGACGTATCTTCCAGACCTAAGTCTGAACTACTATAGCCAGTTCTTGTTGTTTGCGTAGCTGACATAATAGGAATATTAAACTCTACCGCCAGACCACGAAGTTCTTCTGCTATTGCTTTAATCAAAGTGTATGAATTCACATTCGCACCATACTTCATACGTGAAGAAGTACAGATATTCAAATAGTCGATATACACAACGTCTGGTATAAAGTTTCTCTTTAGACGTAGTTCATTTAGTAAGTGACGAAAATGTGCAGATCCAGCACTTGCAGTTGGATATTCTTTGACGATAAGTTTACCTGTTGTCTTGTTCTTTACACGATTAATACGCTTAACATAGACATCTTTTGGTATCTCTTTAAGTTCATCAATAGTCAAATCAAGAAGGTTAGCGTCAATGCGTTCTGCAATGCGTTCCTCTGCCATCTCCATTGTTATATATAAAACATTCAAACCCTGCATCATATTCGCTGATGCACAATGGGTCATGAACAAAGTTTTACCTACACCAGTGCCTGCAAGAGCAACACTTAGAGATTTACGAGACAGACCACCTTTTGTAATCTTATTCAATAACTCAAGGTCAAAAGGTATCTTATCTTCTTTTGTATGATAGAACGTATAGCGTTCATCAAAGTTATCAAGAAAGTCGTGACCAATACTACTATCAAACGATACACCCAAAGCCGTTGACAAGAGTTCTGGTATTGAACCCTTGTCTAGCTCTTTGTGATTACCATCTAGTACTAGAATACTTTCACGTACTGCATTGTAGATAGCTTTATCTTGACAAAACTTTTCTGTCTTATCAACTAGCCAGTCACTATCTGGTGCATCTTCTTGTTTAAGATTGTCTATAACGAGGTTAACATCTTTGTATTGTTCCTCGTTTAGATTTTCTTTCTCATCAATAGAGATACGTAGAGCTTCCTTTGTAGGAAGCCCATTGTATGTATCAACGTATGATACAATTTCTTTGTAGACTATCTTGTATGACTGAGCATCAAAATAATCTTCTTTTAAAAATGGTATTACCTTTCTTGCATATTCTTCATTGTATGTTAGATTAGCAAGGATAACACTTTCAATCATTTTCTACCACTTCCTCAATAGTTTCGTCTACTTGTACGTCATCAGCCATAAGAGCCTTACCACCTACAGTATAGCGGGTTTTGATTGCTTCCGCAAGGTTTGTTTCTGTAAACATCATTTTCCAGAAGTCTCCGTTACTATTGACTTCTTTGGCTCGCATTAGCTTATCACTTAGCACTACTCCAGTTTCTGGGTCTACAGCTTCATACCAACCAACTTTAGGTTTGGTGATGTAACCAAGCTTTTCTGCAACATCTAGTAAACCAGACCACTTAGAGATACCACCATTGAATGTAACAGTAATTGGTATCTTAGACTTCTCACGTACATGGCGAGACTTCTCAATGTTAATCACAAAGTGGTAACCTTCAATCTCTGTGCCAACCTTCTCTTGTTGACGACCAATAATCCATATTGCATCGGCAGAGTAGTATGCACCAGTACCACCAGATACGATATCTTTCGGGAACAAACCAATCTCTTTGTAAGTATGATTGACTGCTACTAGTGGGATATCTTTTAGATTCAAGTGTGGTGTAATCATTCTAAACAATGACTTCATTTGCTTTGCACGTGACATATCAGCAACGGACTTACCATCCATCGCATCATCAACTTCTTTCTTCGAAGCCAAGTTACCAATCGAGTCAATTAGAATAACAACTCTATCATTCTTATCGATACCATCTAATTGCTTCATGATATCAAACTTGAGTTCTTCTACGTTAACGATTGGCGTATGCACAACACGTGCCATATCAATACCAAAAGATTCGAAGTATGATTGAGGTGTACCAAACTCACTATCGTAGAATAGGATTACTGCATCATCATACTTTTTTTGATAAGCCGCAGCCATCATCAATGCAAATGCAGATTTAAAGTGTTTAGACGGACCAGCAAGCATAAGCAAGCCAGGCGTCAAGCCACCATCAACACGACCAGATAGAGCAACGTTAACCATAGGTACAGGTGTAGTTGCCATGTCTTTCTTACCATAGACTTTTGAGTCCATGATAGGTGCCGTCATCTTACTGGTGGAGTTTTTCATTAGTTTTTCAATTAGCGACATTATATACTCCTCTATAAAGTCATTGTTACTACTATATCACTTACCTTGGTAAATGTCAAGTAATTTCGACTCAAACATTTCAATTTTTGCGGTACGATCAGGCCAGAGAATATATTCTTTCTCTGGGTTTGCTTTTAAGTTTGTGAGTAGCGGAATGACCGCATTATACAAAGCATCTAATCGCTCTTGTGTTGTCTCTGCTGTAGTAGAGACTTGTGTAATTGTTGACTTAGCTTCTTGTACGGCTGATAGTTCGTGTTCGTCTACAGCAGTAAAGCCAAAGTCAAAAAATTCATCTGTCATGAGAAAAATCCTTCTAATGTGTTTATCTTTTCAATTTGCCAACCCATTGCATCTGTTACTAGCTTGAGAGGTTCTTTGAACGCTTTATCAAACTGCAAATCATAATCAATGTATTGCTGCATATTAAATTCTTTTGGGAGAAACTGCGGAAACGCAATCACATTCTCCATGAGAGGGTTGGGCTTTTTGAGATAACAAAACTTGACCTTTGTGCCATTCTTAATAGCTTCCATTGAGCGGTCTAGGCCTACCTCTTTCATCTTCTTATTGAATAGCAATGAGCCACGAACATGAATGGGTGTGCCTTTCTTGTATATAGTATTTAGATCATTCCACTTGTCAATTTCACTCACACCACGAGGAAAACTTACATCTTCTGCTGGTAGTGAAGTAAAATCATTGTAGAAGTTTTGTACGAACTGTTGCAACTCTTCTTCGGTGCCACGTAGAACAATTGAGTATGCTTCTTTAAACTTGTTACGTACTACCATAGGCGTAGAAGACTTGACTGCCTCTAGACCCATCATCTTCACCTTAGGCTCTGCGTATTGCACACCTTCGTTATTGTGAACGTTTAGAATGTAACGCTTCTTAGCAACCCATACACCACGATCTGCAATCACCTCACGTGCCATGACCATGCGGTTCTCAAAGGCATTCATACGTTGAAAGAGGTCTGCATAACCATCTGCTAGAATAGGTTCAAACTTCTCACTACAAGCTTTATCAAGAAACTTGACTGGATCAGGTGGATTGACTTTGTTCACAAGCGGACCCATATCAACGTAGATAGAGTCGGTGTCGATTGCTATGACGTAATCATCATCAGTCTTAAGTATCTTGTTCATAGCATTGTTGATAGTCTTCTCTGCCCACTTGATAGATAGCTGACCAGATAGCGTGATACCCTCTGCGATATCCATCTCAAAGTAGCGAAAGTATTGATTGCCCAATGCGCCATAAAGAGAGTTGAGCAAAATCTTAATAGCCATCTGAGTGTTACCAAGACGATTGATTTCACGCTTCAAGTCAGGAGAAGGAGTCTTCTCGTTCTCTTGCTCTATCTCTAGCATCTTATCTTTTGTCACCCTACGTTCATCATAAAGACCAATGATGATAGTTGGCATAACACCTTGCTTGTCTTTACGATAGCACGAACCATTCGCTGCAACACTTACGTTACGTTCACGGTTTGCAGGATGTAAAGGATCATTGGGCGTCATGTAGAAGTCTACGCCGCCAGGTAGTTTGTCACTAGGGTTTCGCAATAGCGTTTCTGGTGACATATTGTATTGCACAATCAAGTTCGGATAAAGAGAGTTCAAGTCAAACGAACACAACCACTTCGTCATACCAGTACGAGGCTCTTTCACATAGCCACCTGGATACGGGTCTTTCTCTTTACGAATGTTCGGTGGTACTGCAATGTTACGAATATTAAGATATCGATAGATGATAGAATCCCAAATCGCAGTCGTGCCAAATACATCTGGATAGTTCACACCACCTTTGTACGCAATAACAAGAGCCAACTCCATAAGACCCATTTGCTTATCGATACGATCAACCAGTTCTACATCTCGGATGTTATAGTCAATAAACTTTTGATAATCATTCTTATATAACGTATGCAAAGAACCATGCTCTTCATATGATAGCTTACGCTCACCAAGAACAGCATGGGCAATATGATCTAACGAGTAACTTTCTTGTGGACCTAGAGAGAAGCCAAACTTCTGTACTAGGTCATAGTAATCCATCTGAGCAACACCATAGATTTCATATGCATCCATGCTCTTACCCTTGATACCAATCTGACGATACTTATATATGCCCCAAGGTGACAACGCTTTGGCTGTCTTGTCGCCGCACACTTTCACAATACGATTGATAAGATATGGAATATCGAATAGACGAATGTTCCAACCAGTGATAATGTCTGGGCAATTGTTCTCCCAGAACACAACAAACTTTTGAAGCAACTCTGCCTCATGCTCACACTTACGATATTGAATTAAGCAGTCTGTGTCTAGCTCTGTCTTACTAGAGTCGTAGTCACCCATACCCCAGACATGATACACGCCCACAGTGTTGTCTCTATAAGCAATAGAAATGATTGGATGATCTGCTTGATCTGGATGTGGAAAGCCACTATCAGATGCAACTTCGATATCAAAGTTACCCACACGAATAGACGATAGCTTGTAGTCGATATCTTCTGGATATGCTTTAGCAAGAAACTGTGCTACAAAGTTGTTGTTACCATATACTTTGAAGTTACCGATATCTTCATATCGTTTATTAAACTCTTGGGCCTCACTCATATCATTGAGTTCAAATGGCTCAACAGGTGTGCCGTCTAATGCTTTCCAGTCTGTCTGGTGCGTCTTAGATGGTAGAAAGAAGGTGGGTTTGAATGGCACTCGCTTGTGTAAGCGGTTGCCCTTGGCATCGTAACCTCGAAAGAGAATCTTGTTGCCATAGCGGTGTGCAGATGTGTAAAAACTCATGTCGCCTCATAATATATCGTATTGTTCACATTGTATCAAATAAAGAAACGGTTGTCAAGTATAAACTTAACCACCGACGTAATTAGTTCTAGGCCTATACCAGTTCTTTTGATGATGCAATTTGGCCTTGAGTTCTACGATTTCTTTTTTCTTGGTATCATCCTTGATAGATGTTTGAAGAAGATGCAGAGCATTCTCAATATGCTCCACATCTTTTACACCAAGGGTAAACTTAGTGTTTGGCTTCATTTTTAATCTTTCTTAGATACAAAAGAGTACATCTCTTTTGCCTTAGTCATCAAGTCATCCATGGAGTACATTTGGTAAGACTCTTGCATATCTTCAATGCTCTTCTTACCTTGTTCGATCATGTTTTCAGTAAACTGGATGTTCATATGGTACTGTTGATCCATATAATCTTTTGCTAGTTTGAGCATGTCTGCTCTAATTTCAAATGGGTTCTTATTAGTCATTTGGTTCTCCTGTGTTGTGTGTTTGTGTTACGCTAGAGCGTAAAAGTGTAAATCATACGCTCTAGCGTATATCCGATTATTCAGTAAGAAGTTCTGGTTCTAGTTGACCACCGATTGTAATTTTCTT